GTTGATGCAGCACCGGAAACATCGCCAGTGGTGTCAATAACTGCAATATGAATTTCGTCATATGAAATTCCTCTAGAAGATGCATATACAGAAGTACCAGGACGAGGACCAATTGCACCAAGAGTTAATTCAGTTCCTGCAATTTTAGTATTGGTGTACCAATCTTTAACTGAAGAAATTGCAATGTTATCATTTGATACTGTACCAATAGTAACAGAAAGATCTGCACTTGCACCAGTTCCAAGGTCTGCTGCTGGTACTGTAACAACATCGCCTTGTGTATATCCAGTACCACCTGCTTGAACTGTAACTGAAGTAACAGCTCCATTGACATCAATGATAGCTTGTACTTGTAACCCAGATCCTGTACCACCAGATGGTGAAGATGTGTGGGAACCATTCTGAGAACCAACGCCAGTATATGCAGTAAATGTAACTGCTGATACAATACCATCTCCGGGTTCATCAAATACATCAGATGATGTAATAAGTGAACCGGGGTTCTCTAGGATAACTGCTAATTCATTTGATGCACTATCAAAAGAATAAATTCTGCCTGCTTTACCACCTACAGTTGTAAATGCAGTGTTTGCTGTTGTAGTTGCAGGAGCAGATGCTAGTGTTAGAATCTGATCTGCACCACGGTCAACTGCAACAACCTTAAGTGAGTTACCCCACGATCCTGCTGTTCTTGCTACGAATGCTTCTGCACCACCAACACCAGATTGATAATCTGATTCGTTTCTTACTAAAACTGCTGTGCCATCTGATGTTGCATTAAGAACACTGGTTTCTGCACGAACTACTGCTAATCTACCACCGTATCCTAGAAACTCAGACGCAACGAGCCAGTCTTCTGCATTTGATTCCGAAGGAGTACCAAAGGTTGCTACCAAATCTTTCAATGAAGAGATGGGAGTAACTTCTCCGATGGGTCCTTTTTGGAATGATGATGCTAAAGCTGCTGTTAGAGTTGAGCTGCCTACAATGGTAACATTAGTAAGGTCGCGTTCTCTTAAAATAACACCAGGCGAGACTTGACTTGCCATCTTTTATCTCCTTAGAAATTCCGATTTTACCTGAAATTATTTATCTAAACCAGGTTCTTCAGAGGGGAAACCATGCATGAACTTACTACCAGTCTGGATACTCCCACCTGTTACTATCTATTTTTCTTGTTTTTAATACTCTAATCTTAGTGCAGTCTTTACATTCGTATGAATATGCTGATGGAGTAGTTCTATTTTTTCTAGTTTTATAGAAATCATTAATCAATTCTTTAGTTACACCACACGACCTACATTTCCTTTCTGTAAATATCAGATGGTCTAGAGAGAATTGATCTTCTATATTCATTAGTAGTTCCACATGTATCCAACTTCTTCCTGTGTCGTTCCATACTGCCAAACGGTTCCTTCTTCATCCACAAAGGTATCATCACCCAAACCGTCATCAATAAACCCAAAAGGAGCCATGTCTTGGTCAATTTGATTTCTTTGTTCATCATAAATTCTTCTCCTGACATCTTGATCTGTCATTTCTTTGAAGTATTCTTGCATGACTAACCACGCAAACAATACCATACACATAACAAGGTCATCATGATATCCCTCGTCTGCTTCCCACGCTTGTTTCTTCTGTACAAATGTAGTGAGTTCTTGGAAGATCTGGAAGTCATTAAACAATAACTTGTCTTCTTCAATAATAGCTTTAAGATTAGAGCAACCGATTTTCTTAACGGTCACACTCATCTTAACACCTAGTTGAGTTTTGTTTCCTGAGAATCCTTGCCCCACGACTTGACCTGCTCTACCACGCATCGCACACATAAGTACGTTAGGATATTCAAGATCATAATTGAGAGTGGAAGCAATACCATCTCCAATATCATTTACTTCTACTAGAACATATGGATTATTATATTCTTTACAAACTTGAAAAATTACTGAGGGAAACAGTATAGGTTTAATCTCATTATTTCTGTACTTTGCAACGATCTTATACGGCATCGTGGTGATATCAAACACGAGGAAAGCACTGTAGTCACCACCAATTCCTCTGGCAACATCAACAGTAATAATGTATTCGTGATCTTTTTCTGCTCTCGTATAAACATCAAGTCCTGCATTGCTTGCAATAGGATCGTGGAATGGTATATTTTGTAATTTTGATGGACTGATTAAAGTATCAGCAGATCCAAGGAAGTCGCACTCAAACTCTTGTGCAAACTGTCTTGGTGATGTATTCTTAATTGTCTCTTCTTTCCACTTAGCATCTCTGCCAGGTACTTGAGACCAGTGAACTTCGTTTGTAGTGTAATCATTTCTACCCCTACTAGCATCCTCCCACATCTTGTAGAAGTGATTCATGCCGTTAGGCGTTGAGATAATAATTACTTTCGTTGATTTACCAGAAGTAATAGTAGGATAAACAGAGGCAAAGAATTGCTCCGCAACATGGTTTGGAACGAATGCGAATTCGTCAAGGAAGAGGATGTTAAAAGACATGCCTCGGACAGCACTCGCAGATGTAGAAGCTGCCAATATCTTACTGCCATTTTCTAACTCTACGTTACCTTTATTCCATACAAGAATACCATGCTGCATCCACTTAGGCAAGTTCTCGTATGCAAGTTGTAATCTTCCTAGAAGTTCCCTAGCGGTAGATGCCTTGTTTGCAAGAATACCAATATTGACACTATCAAAAAAGATTGCATAGTAAAGAAGATAAGCGACAACAGTAGTAGACTTTCCTGTTTGTCTTGGGAGTTTTGCGATGTTGAATCTGTTTTCATGAAAATCATTTAAAATTTTCTTTTGAAAATCATACATCTTGAAAGGTATCAAACCCTCATCAAGAGAAATGATTTTAATGTAATTCATTGCAAAGTAGATAGGATCATTCTTACACCTGATCCACTCATCAATTTGTTTTTTTGTAAACTGTATTGGGGTCCCCGCCTTTTTAAGGTTGGGATTACCCAAATACACATCATTACTAGTTGCCAAAACAAAATACTAGTTCACCACTACTATTTATAGGTCTCCAAATTGATCACGCATTTCTTCCATTGATTTTTTCTTTGAGGCATAGACACCATCAATGTATCCAGACCTGTATTCCCAAGTGGTTCCACCATCTTGTCCTTTCCTGGGGTTAATACATTGCTCGTCACCTAGTTTATTGCAAACAAGACCAGCAAGGTCTAATTCACTCTTGTCATATGATGCAGCAGTGCCTCTAAACACATGCTTTCCATTAATCCAAGTAGCGCCACATTTAGGACATTCTTTTCTCTCAAGTTTGAGACTAGACAGTTCCTTATCGTTGGTCATCTTTTAATTCCTTTATAAGTTTATTGTAATCAGGTAAATCCTTTATGAGTTGTTGTTCTAATTTACGTCTCATCATATACATTCTGAATTGAACCCATCGCCATCTGATTACGAGATCAATGTATGCGAATAGACGCACCGTTTCATCCATACCTGCATATGCCACAAGTAGAATAAAACACGTGATTAATACATAGAGTCCAAGCATTTTGTTACACTCTGCTACAAAGTATTATAGGACTATGTAGGGAAAAATAGTGTAACGAATGCTAACAATTTGTGTATTGTCTACATTTCCGAAAAATTGTATTCTGCAATCATAGCAAACATTCTTTTCTTCATTATATCCAGAAGAACTTGTTCTTCAGCAGGACGTGCAGGAGAACCTGGCCACATCTTAATTGAATAATCATAGTGGTCATACAGACATCGGACTTCATCTATTCCTAGTGTCATGGTGCAATGCCATTCATTTTCTTGAGGGTTCATTTGTTTACGTTACAGGTTAGTTCGCAATTTTCTCCTTCAAATTCTGAATTAGGGATAAAAGGTGAGGATCCACACACAGCACTTCTACACCATCGTGCCCCGTGCTCTTCTGATTTCTCTGAGTGCTTCAAGGTCCATGTTTTTTGTTCCTCCGTCGTATGCATGAGCGTAACCCTCCTCAATCATTTGTTCGTTAAGTGACACGTCTCCGTCCCCAATGTAAAGCCAACCCAGAAGACGCCCGTATTTGCCAGTCCCACCAACAAGTTCAGTCCTAACAGACAACTCATCATCACCAGCCAACGTACCTTCCAGTTTTTCTTTGAGCCAGTTTGTTGCTTCAATTCCAAGTGCTTTCTCCTCTAGGTTTCTGGTTCTTTTCTCTGGCGTATCAACTCCTGCAACTCTAACTCTTTCTTTCTTGTATAGATCAAACCCAAGATCAATGGTGACATCAATAGTATCCCCGTCAAGAACACGATTGATCTCCGTCACTCGGAAGTTGTAGCAACTCTTCCTGCTTGGTGGTGTCAATGCTCCCATGGGATTCTCTCTTATCTATTCCTAGTATGTATATGATGCTATAAACTGCCATAACTACCACGAGGAATGTCATAATAATCACCGACCATACTGGATCAGATGGATTATCAAGTGGTCTTAATACTAAATTCATTTCTTAACAGGCCAAGTAAGTTCCATTCCTATCGTTAATAGTAAAACAAATCCGAAAACAAATAAAGCACTCATTTTATTCCTTCCAAGTTATCCAAGGATCTTTATTGTGTAGACAAGAATTTGGATGTGTCCAGTTTTCAAATTCCCAATGTCCTTTATCTAATGATATCAGTTGTAGTTTTAAATTTTTATTTTCTTTTTTGAGTGCGTAAATTTCTTCTTTTAATTTTGTAATTTGCCTGTCCATATATCCCTAAAGTAAAAGTCAACTTTAGTGAGCCCTGTTAAGGGTGGAGTCTCACCTCCCTCAGCCCACTCCATACAAAACTTATGTATTTGATCAGATGAATTGACGTGACGAACACCATATAATCTTGCAAACGATGACATAGCAAAACTATATCTTGATTTAATATGTGGTTTCATATTGTTGAATCAATCTTTGGGTTTGTTTTTTATCAGACCCACAAGGAGCATTCCTTAGACACATAAGAATTAATTCATCATCACTAATAGAGGGTTTAATTGTAAACCCCCATTTATCAACCTCACCTTCTACAGGTGCTTCAACGTAATCAAATTCGTGTGGCATTACCTGGTGATAGCGATTGGAAAATTTTAGAACATGCATTGACAGCATAGGTTGCTCCATATACTCCAGAGAAGATATATGAGATACCTAACTTACTACAATACTTTTCTAGTTCCTGACATTTTGAGATGTCACTGGTACTATGATCAATAATAATATCACCTTCCTCAAGTAAAGGAAGCAACTCATCAAGTGTGTCTTCTGCTTTTTGCTCTGGACATGTCATCTGAAAAATACCAGGAACCTTACCAGCACTAGTATATTTCTTACCGTCAGATTTAACTGCTCGGACAAGATACTCTATTGAAGTTACACATCCACTAAGGTATCCTGCTTCATACTGTCCACAGGCATTCTCATAGTTGGTACTACTGTAACCCCAAACTTCAATTCCTTTTTCAATCATACGGCGGGACATACCTTCACCAGTACGACCCAAACCAATCATTCCAACTTTCATGTTTCTAATTAATTTACGTGAATAACTCCAGTCATACCTGCGCCCTGGTGAGGACCACAGAAGAACTCATAGTCTCCTGCATCAGCAAATACAACATCCTGTGTTTCTCCAGGAGCAAACAGTAGTGCTTCTCTAGAGAGATCTGCACGACCTTCTACAATAATATTGTGAGGAGGTAGTGCTTCATTGATGAAGTGGACCGTATCTCCTGCAGAGATTGAGATCTCATTTGGTTCAAATACTAGGTTACCACCGGCACCCATTGATACATCTACTGCCCATACAGGAGCAGCAATAAAAATGGTAAAAAGAAAACTGATAATAAATTTCATAATTTTTATAAACTAATTTTTAACCAAGGTAATAGTGGGGGAATAACTCCTATGAGCCTGAGGAGACCTTCAGCAAAAAGAGCGAGAACAACCCAACCCACACACATAGAAATAATTCCAGCATTCCGGTTGTGCTTACGAATTGCGTCATCAATCATCTCCTGACACTCTTGTTTAGTTACGTAATCTTTGGGCATTATGTAACTCCACTATCTATAATATGTGTGCGTGATTATACTCACCATTTGTCATGAGTTCGTGACTTCACATGTTTGATCCGGACAGTACTCCTCTTTATAGTAATGTATTTTTTCAATTAAATTTTCGTATTGATCCCACATGTATTCAGAACCAGTTTGTTCTTGATACATTTTACATGCTTTTTCTAAACGGTAAATGTCGCAGGCATTTAGTCTCATCGTCATAACACAAGTTATACAAATAATTATAGTAATTTACTTAGCAATTCCACGCTCTCAAACTTTTATTAATCCTACTGTCAGGATCTCGTGACGTTTTCTTGCTAGTCAGTTTCTTTTTCATGCCTTTCATTCTTGCACAGAATGATGCACGTCTTTTATTTCCCTTCTTTTTTGATGGAGCTTTTAAATCAGAACCAGGATTTTCACGTTCATAAGACTTTCTCCCTTTTTCATTGAGACCGCCTTCTTTATTTTGACCGGATTTTTTTGTCCATGCAGATTCCGAAAGGTCTTTAATCTCTTTATATGATTTCATGAGATTTCAACAGTTATGTTTATTTATTTCTTCCAACATAATTCCACTCATCTAAACCGTCGTAATTAGGTAGATGTGTTAAATTTGTTGATAGTACATATCTAGGATTATCTGTTTTATTTTTTTCCGTTTTGTGAGTTACCCAACCAGGAAAAAATAAAACATCATTTGTTTCTACTTCAATTGGACCCCATAAAAGATCTAGATCTCCAAGAGGTTCCGAACACTTATAGGGTTTTAATGGATTCTCAATTAAAAGATTTCCACTACCTTCTGGAACTTCTAGGTATGCTGCTACAGAAATAGTTGCATTTTGGTGATGGTGTGCTTCAGTAAAACCACCTTTACGATGCACATTAATCCAAGATTCATTAACTGACATATTACATGGAGGTGCATGAAACCATGTATGCATTAGAAAGGGAACTACAAATTTTAAGTAGTCATTAAATTTATTAAACTCATCCCAGTTATGTGGAACATCCCAAGTATCAGGAATATTATTAAAATGAACTCCGGTAATTGCATCACCATTTTCAGGATCCTGCCAATCATATTTTGTAGATAGTATTTTAGAATCTTTTAAATATTCATCTACTTTTTCTTTAAAAGAATCAAATTTAAAATCAAATTTTGTTTTGTAGATATATGCAGGGAAAGCATCAATACCCTCCATAAAATCATAATCATCTCCCATCATAATAATTGTTCTATTACTGGTATTTATCTACCTTTTTCCACCGCCCATTTCCTTAAGCATCTTTTGTAGTTCTGCTGTAGAACCTACAAACATAGCATTGTTGGTAACTTTAGATGGTCCTTTTTTATCTTCATCTAAGTCTTTCATTTTCTTATGAAGATCTTGAAGTTTCTCTGTCATGTCTGAGACATGCTTCATTGCCGCTACAGCAACTTCATACGCTCTTGGGTGCCCACTTTCCTGAGCGACCTCTAACGCACCTCTGACCGCCTCCTGACCTTGATCTATGAGTGAGTAAAGTTCTCCTCTGGTATATCGGTAATCTTTTTCCCGATCATCCTCGTCAACCTTAGGTGGTTGTGGTTTACATGGTTTTGATTCCTCAACAGGTTCAGCACTAATGTTGAGAACATCTTCCATATTTTCTTCTAGGTTACTCATAAGAATTCCATCCCTTCATTAAATCCAAAGTCATCTGTGGGTACTACAAATTGATCATCGGCAGCATCAACTTGTCCATCTTGATTATAATCAACTGTTGCTTTAGGAGTGTATGACAATTCAACGTGTCTCTTATTAACATTAAGATCTCCAATAGTCTCAATGACACGTGCCTTACGAATAACATCTGCTTTAGAATAAGGACCATAGATGTAAGACTTCGCAGTAAATGATAGAGTATATGTAATAGATCTTCTTGTAGTAAAATCTTCTTCCCAATCATCCTCAAAGTTTACACTGTTGAGAACAAAAGCAACATCCCTAATCTCATCCATGTCAGGAATAAATTTAATACTTACGTTTAATGATGGTTGGAAAAATGGTAAAATTTGTTCTAGAATTTGCAACCCGTCGTCTTGAGATTTAGCAATAATACCAAGTTCAAATCCAATGTTATATGGTACAGGA